ATATAAGCCGAGAGTAATTCATCGAAGCGAGTTTTGCCTAGCAGCTTCTGCATCGCGGTAACACCGAGGACCTTATGTTCAAAGGGATCGAAACCGGTTTGATGGACTGCATCTGCAACTGCATCCTCGTTGGTATATCGTCGATTGGAACGACCTTCGACCAGCTTCCATCCGCGCCATTCTTTACCATGTAGTGCTTGTTGAAGTGCGTAATCTTTGATATCTGATGCCCAAGTGATTAAGTCATCTAGGTGAGAAAGGATTTCTTCGATTTCTTCGTCTGTGAGCAGGGGAGGAAGTTCGAATTCGGTTCTAGCCAGTTCAAGATTCGCCTCAACTCGCGATCGGCAAGTGTTTTTGACTTTGCAAAAGGTGCACCAGCTTCCGCTTTTGAATTCACCCTCACCTGCATAAGCCAGAGTAGCTGCTGGTCTGAGAACCTCATTCGCCCACAGATATAGTTCCTCTTTGGAAACTTCAGAAACGCTGATGTTGTTTAATCTTGGCTGGTAAATGCCCATGCGAATCGTCTCAATATCATAGAGTCCATCGAAGAGTTCTAAGGCTCCAAGCGCGTAACACTTTAATTGGGAATTATCTTCTGCTGAAACTTCAATACCTCTGCCATATTTGAGATCATAGATTTGCAATAACCCATTTGAAACAAGGATGCAATCAGCCGTCCCGTAGGCAAATTCCACCCAATTGGAGAAATCGACCCGTTGTTCTATCAGGACAATAGGGGTTGAATCCGTCTGTTTTGTGACTTCTAATTGCTCGAGGATGAAGGAAACATACTCGGCAGCATAATCGTTCATCTCTTCGTTATACCAGTTGAGATGTTCTGTTGGGTCACTGGTCTCCATGCCTAAGGTTTCACGTAATCTGTGTTCGAAGAGCATATGGGCATCTGTGCCTTCAGCAGCATAGTCGCTGGTTGCGTCTGCTTGATTATCATTCAGTCGTGCCGATGGTGGACAGGATAACCAACGCTCTGAGCTAGATGCAGAAAGAAGGGCATGTCCTTTAGATGGCATGGGTCAGTTCCTCCGCATCAGCAAGAAGCGCTTTGTAATTGGCTGGATCAACACCGGATAACCGATCCGAACCATACTTCTGAAGCAGAGCTCGTATTTGAGAAGTAAATCCGGCTCGAGATTTGTTGGCAAGGATACCTCTTACTTCTTCCAGTGTGAGGGTTGGCTCAACTACCTTTGTGTGTTCCGTTGTTGAATGAGAGCCAAACTGCTCTTCTATAGTGTTCACGATTTGGTTAATTGTCTTAGCGACGCTGCGTAAATCTTCGACGATTTTGGCTAATTCGCTCATCTTTTTTCACTCCTTCCAAGGATTGACGTTCTCTAGTTAATAAAGTCAACTTTCTTGCTAAACGCATTGAGACCACACTAATTGCAGTGAGGACATCCAAAAGCTCATCTTCAGTTGTGCGATCTCGTGGGTGGTAATCATTCAATGGCTTCACCTCCTTGGAAGGAGAGTATTGTTTTATCCCTTCCACTACTCAATGGAGGTGAGTAAACAGTTTGAACGAAAGGATAGAAAAGAAATTTCCTTGTATGGTTAAATCCAATCTTTCAGGATTTTCTTTAATTGGGATAAGGCTTGTCTCCGTTGATAATTCAGCGTGCTTTGTGATTTAATTCCGAGCTCTTTCGCTATATCTCTTTCAGATGACCCATTGGCCCAAAGCCAACAGATCTTAGCATAATGTGGATTGATTTGTTCGAGAGCATCGAAAAGACGATTCAAGAGCTCCTGATCTTCAATAATAGACTCTACAGTGGGAGATAAGTCAGAGAGAAAATCTTGGTGTTCAACTTCATTTCCTACGCCGTCATCAATGGTGTCATTGAGAGAAGACGTGTCTCCAGCTGTTAGGTAGGAACATGTCCAACAATCCATGTTGCAGAGATATCGTTTGCTTGCTGGGCATTCACAACGGCCGTGTTCTTGCTGCCTCCGCCGGTAAGCGTTGATTTCGCGGTAGTAGTTGTCATAAAATTCTTTGGTTACTGGTACCCACTCGTGAAGCTCTCTGATGTAGATTTTTCGTTCATCGGGTTGACCAGGGTTGTCTTGGTTTAACATAAAATGTCCTTTCCGCCTGTGTGAATTGAGCGGCAAGGACACATAATGGAGCTGCTTCGATGAAGAACGACCGAGATTGCCTAAAACGGGCATAGCAAGGCTCGGTGGGTACATCTGATGCTCTGAACACGAACTTTTCGTGTTCGAACTCCCTATGTATCCCGCCGCCTTAATGCGCATCTCAGGCTTTGAGATTTATTTAGATAGCATTTCTGCTAATCTAGCATTTTCAGTAGCTGCTTTTGAGAGTATTAACGGTTCTGAAACAGCTCTCCAAATTTGCTTAACTACTAGTATTATTGTAAAACAGGGTGTATAATATATTCAAATATTGAATAAGCATCCTAAAAACGAATAATTATATTGAAAGGAGATAAGCATATGTCTGAATTTAATCAAGATATTGCCAAAAGGAATATCAATGAATTACTCAGGAATAAAGGTATGACCCAACAGCAATTTGCAGAAGTAATTGGAATGTCACAATCTAATGTCAGTAAAGCTTTAAACAAAGAAGAGAAGAAATTCTTTACAGTTGAGCAAATCTATTCCATAGCAAATCATTTTGGGGTATCAATCGATTGGATACTTGGCTATAAAACATCGGATCAGCCGGCGAGGGCACCTCGTGCAATTGGCGCATTTCTTGCTGAATTACTCTCAAGTAAAGAAGCGAAAGTCATTCCAATTAAAATCCGTGAAACTGTTTATGAAATTGACTTTGATCCCAGGAATCTTGAGCAAAAATGCGAGGTGACAGATCCGGAAAACACTTATCTCTCTATCTATTTTCCCAACTATTGGAACCCAGATGAGTTCGGGAAAACCGAGAAGGAGAAGCATGAAAGTTTCAACGAAGCTTATCAGATTGGAAACAGCACAAGAAACGGCCCCCTGAATAAATTTCTTAGTAAATATGTAGAAATACTAAAAGTTTTCAATGAGGATCAAATTTCAGAGGAAGCTTATCAAATTGTATTAAAGGATTACTTAAGCCAGCTTCGAGAGTCCTAGGTCAATAAAAAAAGACGGAGTTATCTACGAACCCTTGATATGGTTCTTAGATAACTCCGTCTTTTAGCTCCTCGATTGGTTACGGGGCAATTTGCGGTAGCTTCTTTTGTTTATATGCGGTTTTTGTTGCTATAACTTGGGATACAACCTCATCCCAGGGAATTCTAATGAGTTTCTTCTTTTCGACTTTAATTTCCAGGTCGATCTTGTCGTTCTCGATTACAACATCAAAGATTCTTTGAGGTGTTGGTTTTTCGGTACTGAAAAACAAGATAGGACGTCTTATCATTCAAATCCCCCATTCAGATACTTATCAATGAGATTTCTAATCTTTGGTGTAACCTTTGCATCTAGTTCTGTCTCCTTAATGTTTTTATATAGTCGTGAAGCTTGCTTTTTTAGAGTTCCTGTATAATCGTCCGAAGTGTAGAAGGCTTTTTCCCACATGTAATCGTCTCCTTCAGACCAAGTGAAGATAAAGTCAAAGCCTTGATGTCTCTGATCCTTGGAAGTGTACGGAATGACCGCTAAATCTTTCTCGGTATCAATATTCCTGCATACATAAATGTCGTTTGCAAGATTCCATTGAATTTCAGGATTTAGATGTTGAGGATGATACACTGCTATATTTTCGTCATCTATGGTTACAAGACCTAACTTTAGATAACTGTCATTAAGTTCAGCCACACCACCACCATCTACTGTCCATTCAATAGAATTCTCTCTAGTTTGCTCTGACAATTTGACTAGGAATTTGGAAATCAGATCTGTATTGCTCATTGGAATAGAGATGTCGGTTTCTAACAAGTCAATTAGGTTAATCGTAAAGACTCTAGCAATTTTCCAAACAATATCGATACTGAGTTTCTTATCTGACCCAGGTTTAGCTATTCTAGATATATAGCCACTACTGATTTTAAGTATTTGCTCTAAATCACCCATTCGCATGTCGTATTTTTTTAGTAAGAAAGATATGTTGTTTATAAGGATTGTTTTGTCAAAATCTCTGAACTTCTCTAGATACTCATCTATGGTTTCCTCTTGCTGCCGTAACATCCAGAAACATGGATGGCCGCTGTCTGGCTCAAAGTGATTTACGCATTGGATTAAAATCTCCTTGATGTGTAAGGCTTCAATCAAATCCTCTGCAGAGTTTACTTCTTCTATTAGTGAATACCACTCTCCATTATAATCAAATTTCCCGTGATTGGAATTATCATACCCTCTTGGCAACGAGCCACCTCCGTTCAAATTACTGTACCAATATTATAATATTTGAACCACATTTTGTCAATGGTTCAAATACACGGTTCTCGCTACTTTTTTTGAAATGTTAAAAAACTTTTGATAAACGCAACAAGTCGATGATTTCAGTAGTAAGAAACGGCCTAATCGTTTCTGTTGATTGAAACATTACCACATATTCTTATTATGAAATAATGTGATGAGAGTGCTACTTTTATCGTAGCACTCCATTGATATAGACCTACTTTATTGAGATTTCCATCAGTTCAGAAATATCGAGCTACCTTACTATATTTGAACGGAAGTTTAGACTATCATAGTTCTCTTCGATAAAACGGGATGAGGAATTAAATAGCAAATCATAAAATCGGTTCGATATATAGTCTTTAAACGATCTAGTCTTTACCATTTTGCTACCCCCGGAGTCAGTTTATAGTATCCATTATTCAATGGAAATTATACATCACCTCAGATTTAATTCAATAGATTTCAACATGAATTTGGGGTTTTATGGGTAAGATGGTTGTATCGAATTTTTTTGTGTGATACAATATAACAGAAATTCAAGAAATAGGTTTTGTTGGCATTTTGCGTTTAATTGGAATCTCATGAAACATGTGAATGGAGTGAAGAAGATGATTGTTTCGCCGATCATTGATGACCTTGGCATAAACACTTTTCATCTAGACGAGAAGAGTCAGCAAACTGATTATAAAATTAAATATGTTACGGAATATGTAAGGCGATGGTTACAGGTAAGTGTTAACAGAGATGACATTAGGAACATAAATTTTATGGATTGTATGAGCAATGCGGGAATATATAAAGATGGCGAATTTGGTACACCTATAATCGTTTTTCAATTGTTTATTGATAATGCACGACAAAATCCCAGCATCAATTTCAATCTATTTATAAATGATAATGATAAATCAAGAGTTGAAATTTGTAAAAAGGTCATGGACTTTCTGTGTCAAGATAAACCCAAGAACTTGTCTATTTTCTGTGCAAACTCCGATGTGAATGATTATCTGGAGGGTTTTTCACAGTTTGATAGATACTTTCGATCGAAGCCGAGTAGCTTAGTTTTTATTGACCCATACAACGCCGGGACTGTGAGACTTACGCGGATTTCTTCGTTCTTGAAACGATACTATTGTGAGGTTATCTTCAATTTCTTCACTAGTGATGTTGTTCGCAATGGTGTCAATAACAAGATCAGGGAGTGCATAGGTGACAGTGACATAAAGAGTAAAGATGACTTGCTAAGGTATCTTATTTCAAATTTAAAGGTTGGTTTTATAAAATTCTCTTTTAGTTACCAATTTCGTACTAGCACCAACACTGAGATATATCAAATTGTGTTCTTTACTCCCCACACTAAAGGGCTGGAGAAATTAAAGGAAGCATTATGGCAGACCTTTAATGGGAGATTCTACCACAGAAATCACTCTGAGGATCAACTACAACTTATTACTGATGAGGAAGAGCAGAGCTTGCTGATAGAATTACATAGTAAATTTGCAAAAGAGTCTCTTTCAAGGCGGTTTTCTGGTCAAAGTAAAAAGTATTCCGAAATCAGTGCTTATCTTATCGAAAATACAATGCTGAAAGAAAGCGATTTTCTCAGGCATGTGATCAAGCCTTTAATGATAGAAGGTTTAATTCGGAAGAGAAATATTACAGGTAATCCTAATAACTATAAGGGTGATGATTACTTTATTGAAGGTGAATCGAATGAAAGAGATTAAACGGAAAAGCATGCTTTACAAAACCGGGGTGGAGTATGGTGATTATACAATGAATCATGTTCTTGGTTGTTCTCATGGTTGTAAATACCCTTGCTATGCTTATCTACAAAAGCGGAGATTTGGAAAAGTAAAATCATACGAGGACTGGATAGACCCCAAAATTGTGAGTAACACCCTAGAGCTACTTGACAAGGAAATACCTAAACTTAGAGATAGAATAAAGTCAGTCCAGTTATGCTTTACTACGGACCCCTTTATGATTGGGTATGATGATGTAACAAAAATGAGTTTGCTTGCAATTGAAAAGCTCAATGAGGCAAACATAAAGTGCGTGGTTCTTACAAAGGGTATACTCCCAGCAGAATTAATAAAATTTTCTCGTTCAAATGAATATGGTATAACACTTGTTTCCCTTAATGAATCTTACAGGGAGCGTGTTGAGCCGGGGGCTTCTCCTTATAGTGAAAGATTGCATGCTCTTAGAAGGTTACATGATTGTGGTTTAAAAACCTGGGTAAGCATTGAACCTTATCCAACTCCAAACATACTCGAACAAGACCTTGATGAACTATTGAGCGCTGTCTCATTTACTGATAAGATTATTTTTGGAAGGACAAATTATGATAAGAAAACTAGTGAATATGAGCATTACAAGCGATTCTATAATGAACAAGCAAATTTTGTAATAGATTTTTGTAAGCAGAATCATATTGATTATCACATTAAAGAAGGGACAATAACCAACTAATAAAATCATTGCATATTCCGTAGGAAATATCTACCTGGAGGAGTGGACAAAACGAAATTTACATTGTTTTATTAACACATCAAATAGCTATGACGGATATTGACTCTTACTTTTCTATCTTTGAAAGGAGTAACACATGAAAACTGAAGAATTGGGTCAATTAATGAAGAAGTATTGCGAGCAATACAAAATCCCAGAAGAATATTTGTTTGTGGAGTGCTACGATAAAAGTAGAGTCTGAACCGCGAGATTATGCTATACTAAAAGTATCAGTATAAGGAGCGAAAGAAGATGAACGAAAAATTCAGCAAAGAAATCCGGCAAGAAGC